TTTCAGCAGGATCTCACAGTTGATCAGGAGGTCTCCCGACATCGTGTCCGGCGTCCGGAACTGCTCCCCGGTATTCATCGGGGTCCACCGCATCGCCGGCGCGATCTCGAAGGTGAACTCTTTCGCGTCCTCCGGCTTGCCCTGCCAGGTCCGGAACGAGCTCGGCTTGACGATCCGCTGGAACGTGGCGTTCTGGCGGACGATCGTCTCCATGGCGCGGAAAACCGCGTCACGAGGTGATTGTGGGAGGTCGAGAGCGTGAGCGCCCATGTATACTGATTCCTATCCGAGTCGGCCGCTGAAATAACGCGGAATCACCGGGGCTGTAACATGAGGAATGCCGAAAGGGATGCCCTCACTCGGGGATCACGCCCAAAGCGTGTTCGTCGAGCTGAAGTTGATCGGCACCTCGCCGAACCCGTCGCCGTTAACGTCGATCTCGACTGTCGTGCTGGCCAGCAGCGATTCGGCCTCGAACCGGAACCGGCTGGCCAGGGCCACGTACTGGCCGGACTTGGTGATCATCGACTCGCAGATCCGCGAGAGGGCGTAGTACGCGCAGACCTGCTTGACCCGCGGCGTGACGAGGAGCTGGTTCTGTTGCAGGGCCGCGAACAGCCAGCGGTTGGTGAGAGCCGTTCGCCGGCCGCCGCCGGTGTACCAGGCGTCGAGCGCGAAGCCGTGGTAGCCGAGCAGCGACACGTTGCCGCCGCGGTAGTTCCGCAGGGTCATCTCGTCCAGCCAGTCCCGCGAGTCGGCCAGCTGGTCGTCAAAGCCGGTGTTCGAGTCGGGGACCTGAAGGTCATCGATCCAGGGGGCGATCTTGCGGATGTCCTTCACGTTGATGTACGTCGGCCTGGGCGTGAACGACGTGCCCGGCGCCGCGAGGATCTCCAGTGAGGTCCCGCGGGGCAAGAGCGCCGTAGTCCTCGTGGGAGCGGAACCGATGCCGATCCGGGTCGCGTAGGCTTGCAAGTAATACTGCCCGGACGCCAGGGAGCTGCTGTCCGTGTTCTGCAGGGTCACCTGGTACTGCGCAGCCGTCGCATTGATCCAGGCCGCCGCCGGGGTCAGAAGCGGCGTCTCGTTCGACCCGGCCCAGACCGTCGCATTGAGCGTGTCCGTGCCGAGGAAGATCCCGGTCGGGACCGTCCCGTCCGGGTTCTGGACCTGGAACGGGAAGTCGCGGGCGGTGCCCTGCACGAGCTCGAGTGAGATGCCCATGGAAGCCTTAAGAAGGTAAAAGGTAAAAGGTAAAAGGTAAAAGGAGAAAGTACGGATTCAGATTTTTACCTTTTGACTTTTGACTTTTGACTTTTGACTTTCAATCCGCCGAGGTCAGACCCGAAGTAATGAGCACGGTCTGCTCGGGGTCGATGTCAAACGGATCATCGATGATCTCGTTCTCCGCAGCGATCAGAACGGACGTGAACTCGTAGGGAAGGTAGAGCGGGCCCACTCCCCCGCCGTTGGCCGCGCTGGCGACGATGATCGAGCCGAGCGTGATCGTTCCGCGGGCCGTGCTCCCGAAACCACCGGCCCCGACAACTGCCAGTCCGCCGAGAGTAACTGTCCCGCTGCCGGTCGATCCGGGGATACCGGTGAACGAACCGGAGCCGGCGACGGTCTGTGTCGCCAGTGCCACCGAGCCGCTGCCCGTCGTGGCAAACGAGCCGGCACCGACAACCGCGAGCGATCCGAGCGTGATCGCGCCCGATCCGCTGGCCGTGCCTGGAGCCGATGCCGTCCCACTGCCCGAAACGCTCAGGGCCGCCAGTGGGACCGACCCGCTGGCCATCGTCGTGAAGCCGCCGGACCCCAGGACGCCGAGGGCCCCGAGCGTGATCGCTCCGGAGCCGGTGGCGATCAGCCCACCGGTGTCGAGCCCACCGGTGACGAGGGCATTGCCGAGCAGTCCACCGGTAACGAGAACGAGACTCATCAGGTTCGGTTATTCGGATTGGGGTTCTGGTCGAGAGTGAACGTCCGTAAAACTGTGCCGGTCGATGGCGTCTTGGTCGTGTAGGTCGTGCCACTCGTGGTCTGTTTGCCGGCGACCGTGGCAACCGCACACTGAAAAGCATCGTTGAGCGTAAGACTTGTATCGGCGATCGAATCCAGGGCCCGAGCCGCCGCCAAAGTCTCAGTCAACAACACGGGCACGCCCGATCCGCTTGTCAGCACGAGGACCGGGTCGATTGACACGCCGGCCGTGGAATCCGTCCACTCGAATGCGATAGCGTTGCCATTCGTCTCTGCCTGGGCCAGGGGTTGCCAGTAGATGCCCGCCATGTGCGTCGAGGAGATTTCGGTCGGGTTGGCGGTGGCGAACACGGTCGCCGTGCCACCGTCGAGCGAATAGTAACCGGTGATGTTCGCCGCCCCGCCGGTGACCGGCCCGCTGGAGTTGTAGGCGAACAGGAAGACACCTTGCCCCGCCACGTTCTTGAGGATCACGACATCACTCCCATCTTGCGTCTCCCGCCCGCGTTTGGCGGGCCCAGGATGGCCGCCGCGTCCATGCCGTAGGCCAGGCCCATCTGAGCGTAGCCGACGGCGTTGGGGTGCATTCCGCCGCCCTCGGCGGGCTGGTAGTTATTGAAGCTGCCTTGCCGGTAGTAAACGAGGGGGCTCGCGACCGCCGCCACGGCGGCCTGAATCGCAGCGTTGTAGGGGACCATGTTGCTGTCGGTGTCGGTCGAATACTTGCTGATCGCCTCACAGAGGATGATCGTGGTAGGCAACGCCGTCTGAAGGGCCGCGATCATCGATTGATAGGCGGTCTGGAACGTGCTCACATTGGACCCTTGCGTCACATCGAGCAGGCCGAACTCGACGATGAGCATGGCCGGAGTCACTCCGTAAGTTGACCACCCGGGGGCAAGCGAGAGAGCCGTGCCGGAGCCGTTATTGTAGACCACTCCCGTGTCGCCGACTGGGGCCGAGAAGATCTGATATCCAGTACACTGGCGGATCGGCTCCGCGATCGCCGAGGACGCGTCGTAGTTGTTGCCGGCATAGAGGATCGAATCGCCGTACAGGGCGATCATCTTCCTGGCGGGGAGGTAGTTGGTGCTGATGGTTCCGATGGTTGACAGTTGCTGAATGCACATCGTCTGCGACCAGACGATCGTGTAGGTGTGCTGGGCCGTGGTGTCCAGCCCCGTGGCGAGGGTATACCAGGAAAACGCGGTGCCCGATCCGGTGTAGGCAGTCACCGACCAGCTCACGTTATCGATGAACAGTCGCACATAGTTCGTGCCGTTCGTGGTAATGTAAGGGGCCATATAGAGGTGGATGTCACTAGCCGAACCCACGAACCGGATGGCGGAGTTGTACATGCCTGGCTGGCCGTAGACTGCGTACCACGCGCCCGAGTTGCCGGGACCGTAGCTCAAGGAGTATTGCGCGCCGCCTTCAAGCTGGATATACTTGTTGGCGATCGCGGCGTTTCTGAGGTCGTAGTAGGTATAGGCGGGGTTTGTCGCCGTGGCCCAGCCCACAACCGTCAAACCGCCGAGCGTGACGGCGCCCGAACCAGTAGACGTGCTACCGCCGCTGGCCGTGGCCGAGCCCGATACCGTGAGACCGCCGAGCGTGACCGCGCCCGAACCGCTGGCCGAGCCGCCGCCTGCCGGCCCTATCGCCAATGCGAGGCAGGACCAAGAGTAGGAATTGGCATTCGCTGCCGGTCCGGTGACCGTGCCGGACTGATTGCTGTTGTAGGCGACCAGAAATCCGCATCGGGTCGTGTTGAGGAATTCGAGCGTGGTCCCCGCAAGGCCCGTGACGCCGTTGCCAAGCTGCTGACAGCATCCCCAGAGGATCAACGATCCGGATGAGGGGCAGGTGATGTTCGGTTCCGTCGGATGACTTGGGCCGGCGCCCAAGCTTACCGCCGCCACCGGCATCGTGGTTGCCGCGCCGGTGATGTCGAAATAGGCGCCCGACCAGTTGTAATATCCCCCCGTGCCGATCGTCACGGCCGCGCCGACGTCGCCGGACGCGGCGATCTTGTACCATCCCCAGAGCTGGTTCAATTCGCCGGTTTCGGCGGCGCCCGTGATGGCAGTCCAACCGGTCGGCGTTGTGGGGGTGGCTGCTCCGCCCGCATTTGCGGCCTGAATGATCACCAGCATATCGCCGACAGTGATCCCTGACGGCGCAGGCAGAGACAGCGTCGACTGCCCGCTGGTCGATACTACGGCATGAGTAAATGCTTGGATCGCAACTGTCATCGATCACCCTAGCGAGATGTGCGCATTGGTCTTACCGTCGCTTTGAATGAGGAGCCGCACAAACAGATCCGTGGGCTGATAGTTGGGACGGAACGAGCCGGCCGAACCTTGCATCCGCAGCCGCTCGACCCAGCCGGTCGGGCCTTGGCACTCGACGCCGATCGACAGCCCGCCCGTTGTGGACAGGACGGGCTGCCAGTCAGGAGTTAGGGGCCTGGGGACGTCGAACGCGATCGTGCCACGAGGATGTGATGCTGCGCTGGGTTCGCTTTCGATCTTGCTCGCCCCCGTCCGGGCGTCTCCCTTATGGCGGTACAAAGAGGGGTCGATCGCCCTGGCCATTGCTGCGGTATCAAGGCCGCCGCCTAAAAAATCGTTGATCCGGCCGATCGCGCCGGTAGGCTCCTCGAACAGATCGCGATGCCAGACCTAGAGGCAGTCCCGCCCGATGAGCTGCTCGAGCAATCGGGCAAGGTCTCTTCGAACGAGCCCAACCGTTGCTCCCTGACTGGACGCAATCTCCAGCTCATCGCGCCTCATCACCAGGTACTTGGCGTCTACCCTGGGAACCAATCCCAGGCCGATGACCTTGACTGCCTTGCCTTGGGCCGCGTCTAGTCCGTTCCGCCACGTCGCTTTCTCATACTCCCAATAACCTCGCGGATTCTTTATATCGCCATCGGCGTCGGGGCAGTCGGGATGATCGATCAGGACCGGAACTCCGCCGGCCGCGAGCATCTGCATGCAGAGCGACGTGCCGGAGCGTGGAAGGCCGGTAACGACGATCATCCCAGGAACCCCGCCGCGAGCGCATACTCAATCGCCTGCCGCACGTGTTCCGCCGTGGTGCCGTGCTCGGCCGCCAGCGCCTCGTAACTGGGCGTAGTGGAGACCTGGAGCGCGATGGCCTCGACCGATGCCGCGCCGTCCTCGGTGAAGACCTTCGAGCCGTGCCTGGGATGCGAGACCATCCAGGCCAGGAGCGGGAACGCATCCAGCGGCGGGTCGGGGTGCTTGCCGCCGACGCAGGAAGCGGCGCCGACGCACTTCAGGGAGCCGAGGTTGATCTTGTTGTCCATAGTTCACTCCAAGGCAAAAGGTAAAAGGCAAAAGGTAAAAGGATGAATGGCGAATGATCTTTTTTTGCCTTCTTCCTTCTTCCTTTTGCCTTAAGAAGAACAGGGCGGGCGTCGGTCGGATTGCACGACGACCTTGTGGCCTGCGCGCTCGAGCATGTCCTTGGCGCGCCGGGCTTCGTGGACGTCATCGGTGCGCGCGACCGCACGGTACCGGCGCTCCCCGCGTGGGCCGTCGTGCACGCGGACGAAGATGCTGCGTTCCGCGGCTGGCATCAGACGTTGCCCTCGGTGTAGGTCAGTGAGCTGATCGTGACGGTGCCGCCGCTGGAGATCGTGCTCGCAAAGTTCAGGTCTCCGGAGCCGACGCCGGACGATCCCTGGAGCACGGTGTGGGCCCCGTCGTCAGTCCCGCCGAACGTGACGGGATACCAGCCCGGGGTAATGCTGGCCGTCGCCGTGCCCGAGAGGGGCACGCCGGCAAGCGTGAGCTTGGTGTTGGCATCCGTGCCATCGCTACCCTGGGTGAAAGCGGGGTTTCCTAGGGAGATCCCGGCCGTGATGGCCGACGTCCCGGTTGGAGACGTGGTTTTCGTCGGTTGGGTGCCGCTGTAGATGAACAGGTGCGCCGTCGTGCTGGCGACGGTGTTGATGCTGGTCATTTCCGCCGCCCGGCTGGTTGCGTTGAGATCGGTTGCCATGGATTACCTCGATGTGGAAAGATCCCGGACGGAACGGCCGGAATAGAAGGGTCAAGATGAGGCGCAGAAGCCGTACGCGGCCAGCAACGTCACGATGGCGTTGACGATGTTCTTATCCGTGCCTGTGGCCGTGCCGGGAAATGCTGGCTGTGAAGCCGGCGGGGTTGTACCAAACACACCGATGCAGCCGTTGGCTATCGCGACTTGACTGGTACCGGTCCCGACTACCACCTCATTGTTCGTCAAGATCTCTCCGCCGACGGAAAGTTGCGACAGCGACAGCGTGCTCGTCCACTGCAGACCCGTTCCGTCCGCTGCGTTGGCGAGGCAGGTGAGGACAGAGCCGTCATAACTGGGCAGGAGCAATTGCTCCGAGTTGCCTATCATGGTCTGGATGCTTCCGCGCCCAGCATCAGGAGGTGCTTGCGTTTGAATCACTTTGCTACTCCTATGGAAATCCCCGGGTTGCAGTCCCCGGGGAACGCGGTCAGATCACGCGTAAGCCTTAAGGAGCTGGCATAGGTAAACACCGACGGCCGTGCAGGTGATCTGCACGGTGTCAATGCCGTTGGCAGTTGTGGTGAGCGTCTTGGATCCGCCGACGAACACACTGCCCGTGGGGAACGTGCCCGTGCGCGATCCCGTGCCGTCCTGGGTCAGGACGAGCATGATGTTTTGCCCCACGGCCACATTCTTGAATGTGAACGTAGTGTTGGCAGTGAGCGTGGTCAGAAACAGTCCGGCGACAGACCAATCAATCGACTGCGTGGCTGCACTGGCCAGAGTGGTGACCGCGAATACATCGCTCGGGGTCAGTACCCAGGCCGTGCCGTTTCCGACCGCGGAAAATCCCGCCGTGTAGGCGATGTCCGCCGGGCTTTGCGCCGTTACCCCCTGTACCGAGGGGGCGGCGACAGTACCTGAGATCTGCATGGAACACCCCTTTCAGCAGTTGATGAGGACACCGAAGTCGGGACGGATGACGCCCAGCGCGTAGCCGAAATCCACGGTCACGAATAGCGCCTGATAGATGTGGACGTAGCTGACCATCACGCGGAGGGGGATCCCCATCAGGTCGATGTAGGACACGTCCACCACGTTGCGTGCCTCGTCCGGCGTGGCGATCGGCCGCAGGGCCAGGGCGATGGCGTACTCGTGCAGGGCCAGATTGGTGTAAGCCTGACGAGTCAGCGTCGATCCGCTGTACGCCGTGGTCGGAGCGACGACGACAGTTGCCGATGTGTCGCTGGAAATCGTGGCGATTTGGGTCGGGATAACGGCCGGCGAGGCCGCATCGTTCACCCAGTCGCCGACGTTTAGCTGGGTCGTGAACTTGGTGTTCGTCCCGGTCAAAGTCGTGGTCGAGCTGCTGACTGTACCCGATAGCACGGTGATCTTGCGGGCGGTCGTCGCGGTCGCGGTCGCACCGCTGTAGGTCGAGCCCAGCACGAGGGCGGTGTCGCTCGTGATGCTGGAAATGGTGTATTGAGTCTTCGTCGCGTCGTTGCCGAAGATGAGCGTGTTGGAGGTCGTGAGATCCGTCGTGAACGCGGTATTCAGCCCGGTCACCGCGTTGCTGCCGTTCGTCAGCCCGACCTGGCCGTAGATGATGCTGCCCGAGGCAGTCGGCATCTGCTGGTCCCAGATCGGCTGGAAGTTGAAGGCGTGCGCGAGACTCGCTTCCTTGCGGGCCTCCATCGCGATCGCGGCCGACACCAAGCTTTCCTGGACCCACGCCGAATCGCCGAGCATCTTCTGGTACACGTTGTTGTG